TACCATTAGCTGCATTAGGATATGGACATGGAATATGACAAATAAAACTTTTTACAAACAAGTTGGTGGTAAACATTATAAGATAATGAAGATACAACCTTCTCATTTTATAAACGAAAATAATTTACCTTTTGCAGAAGGTAATGCAATCAAGTATATATGCAGACATAAACTTAAGAATAAAAAAGAAGATCTTCTTAAAGCAATCCATTACATAGAAATGATAATAGAAAGAGATTACAATGACTAGTTTACAATATTCATTAACATTTAAAAAAAGTATTTGGTTATGTCCTTCTGAGTATAAGGATTTATCTAACGCTACTGAAATAGCAATTGACTTAGAAACTAGAGACGATGGTATAAGTGAAGGTCTAGGTGCTGGTTGGGCTATTGGTAAAGGCTATGTAATAGGTTTTGCTGTCGCTGTTGAAGGCTGGCAAGGTTATTACCCGTTTAAACATTTTGGTGGTGGTAATATGATACCTACACAAGTTATTAGCTACATGAAAGAAATATGTGCATTACCTTGTAGAAAAATATTCCATAATGCTCAATACGATCTAGGTTGGTTACAAGCAATGGGTATTCAAGTTAATGGAGAGATTGTGGATACAATGGTTGCAGCAGCAATAGTTGATGAAAATAGATGGGCATATAATTTAAACTCATTGGCTAAAGATTATTTAGGAGAGATTAAAGCTGAAACTGATTTGAAAGAAGCTGCTAAAGATCATGGCATTGATCCTAAAGCTGAGATGTGGAAGTTACCTGCAGAGCATGTTGGATTCTACGCTGAACAAGATGCACGGCTCACGCTTAAACTATGGGGATTTTTAAGAAATGAAATCATTAAACAAAATCTAACTACGATTTGGGAAATGGAATCTAAATTACTTCCTATTTTAATTAAGATGAGACAAAAAGGAATTAGAGTAGATACAGATAAAGCTCAAAGAATGATTAAGGAGTTTGAAAATCAAGAAAAAGAAACTTTAATTAAAATAAAACAAATAACAGGTAAAGATATAGATATCTGGGCGGCAAGACAAATAGGAGAAGCCTTTGATAAATTAAAGATAGTTTACCCTAGGACTGCAAAGACAGGAGAACCCTCATTTACACAAAACTGGTTAACTAATTGTCCTCATGAAATAGCTAAACTTATTGTTCAAGCAAGAGAGATAAATAAATTTCATGGCACTTTCTTACAAAGTATTATGAGATATCAAATTAAAGGTAGAGTTCATGCTGAAATAAATCAATTAAGATCTGATAATGGTGGAACTGTATCTGGACGTATCTCTATGTCTAATCCAAATTTGCAACAAATTCCTGCACGTAATAAAGATTTTGGCCCTAAGATTAGATCTTTATTTTTACCTGATGAAGATTGTAAGTGGGGAGCATTTGATTACTCACAACAAGAACCAAGAATGGTTGTGCATTATGCAGCTTCAGTTGGTTATGAAGGATCACAAGAACTTATTAAAGCATATGAAAATGCTTCAGCAGACTTTCACCAAACAGTTGCTGATATGATAGGTATAGATCGTTCACAAGCTAAAACAATTGGATTAGGTTTAATGTATGGAATGGGTAATACCAAACTTGCAACATCTTTAGGATTATCTGAGCAAGAAGCTAAAGAGATAATTGTTAAATACAATAAAAAAGTTCCGTTCGTTAAAAAACTTATTAATCTTTGTATGGATAAGGCATCTAAAGAAGGTGCTATTAGAACTAAGAAAGGTCGTAAGTGTAGATTTGATAGATGGGAACCTAAAGACTGGGTAATGGTAAACTCTGAAACTTTTGAAACAGCTATTGCTAAATTCGGTGGACAAGAAAATATCAAGAGAGCTGGAACATACAAAGCTCTAAATAGACTGATACAAGGTTCAGCAGCAGATCAAACTAAACAAGCAGTCATTGATTGTCATGAAGCAGGTCATACTCCACTATTACAGATCCATGATGAATTATGTTTTAACATTAAAGATGAAGTTAAAGATGTTAAAATAATTAAAAAGACAATGGAGAACTGTATAGAGTTTAAAGTTCCTAGCTTAGTTGATGTAGCAATTGGAAAGAGTTGGGGAGAAGTAGAGTGAGACGATGCACAACTTGTAAAGAGTATTTTTCATTAAATTTTTTCTATAAAAGAAAAAATACAAAAGAAGGATTAAGTGTACAGTGTAAAAAATGTGAATCAGCAGCTACAAGTAAATATAGTAATACAGAAAAAGGTTTTTTAATTCGTCTTTATCTTCGTATAAATTCTAGAACAAAACATCAAAGATTTAAAGGTCTATCAGAAAAAGAAAAAGATAAGCATCGTTGTTATGTAACTAGAAAAGAATTTTTTAATTTATGGGAAGAACATAAGTTAAAATATGGATATAAATGTGCTTTAAGTGGAGAGGAAATATTTCACAAAACTACAGGTAGAAATGAAACAAATAAAAGTAATAGTATTAGCGTAGATAGATTAAATCCAAGAATTGGATATACTAAGGAAAATACAATATTTGTATCTAATAAAGTTAATAATATGAAAAATGCAGTGACAAAAGAATTATGTATTGCTATTGTAAAAGCTCATGAAGAAAAAGGATTGTAGCATGAGTCAAATAACAGGGATCACGGTTCTCGGGCCTTTGAAAACAATACACCCGCTATATCAAATATTTGGTGTAAGATTAGAGATGATTAATTTTGATAATATAATTAATTGTGAGCATAAAGAACATGCAACAGATCTTAATGATTCAATAGAAGATATAGGATTAATTTGTCCGATAGTTTTATCAAAAAAAGATAATAAGTATATCATAGCCGATGGTTGTAGCCGATATAATTTTATAAAAGAACATGCAAATTCTTCAATTTGTTATATAGCAAAAAATGTAGATGAAGAAAAGTTTTTACAGCAAATGAATAAAAAAGTATTTAAACTTCACAAAGAAGAAAAAATAATAAGAAATTTTGAATTTTTATTTCAAGACGATATTGTTGAGTACACAGCAAAGTGTACTTACCTATTCTCTGAGGGTATTCCCAAAGAAAAAATATTAAGATAAAAAATTTAAGAAGCTATATCTAAATCTTCTTCTAATTCTTCTCTTACTTTGAATACAGCTTGTTCTCTTAACTGTCTTTTAATTTCTTTCAGTTCGAGTTCAATCTGCATCATATCTATTGTCTCTATTCCTTTTTCTAAAAACATATGATTCCATTTAGTTTCTAGAATCATTTTTCTAGTAATAAGAGACTGTTCATTATGAAACATTCAGTTCCTCATATGTTAGGAAGACTTTGGATGGGGAGTATGTAATTTCTTTACTCCAAGTTCCTCGGCCTTCTCTAAGCTCTTTTATGAAGTTATTTTTCGCTTCATCATCATCTGATGCCTTTACGTCAAGTACTATACGTTGACCAGCATATCTAGCAGTGAAGCGATATGACTTCATAGGATTATCTTATATATCTTGGGAGGCATTGTCAATATTCCTTGACATTATTATAGAACGCTATTAAAAACAACTATTATGATAATAACAATGATAAAAAGATATGTGTATAACTTCAAAAAATATGCCTTTAAACAGTATTATATGGATGAACACCCAGATAATAGGTCTTACCCGCCTCTATTAAAAAGGTTATATATATTTTGGAAACTAAAATCTGAGCCTACATTCGAAGAAAGAATGGATTATTGGCGAAGACTACACCCATAGGAAATACAATGGACATTAATAAATGGAAAAGCGTTGCAATAAGAATAGAAGATTACAAAATACTTAAAAGTCTTTGTGGAAAGAAATTTAGAGCCCCTGCAAGTATGATATCTAAATTAGTACATGATTACTGCAAGTATCAAGCATCAAAAGAAAAAGTAAAATACGAAGTTTTTATAAAAAACTTACTTAACGGAAAACATTAAGGTTGTATATTTCGTTATTTATGTTATTAAATTAACATGGATAACGAATACGACCCAATTCATCAAGAATTTTTATCATCTTTAAGTTTTCTTTCTAAGAAACTTACAAAATTTCAATACGAACTTGTTTGTCATGTCATGTTTAATCTTTATATGGGTAAAACATATGGTTTTGATCCTGCGTTTGATGAAAGATTTCTTCCTTTATGTAAAATGTATTGGTACAGCAAAGGCAAAAATGATTTTAATGCAAAAAATATTCCTGAAAATGATGAAAAACCTATAATATTTAAAGT